GCGAGATGGCCCCGCCGCAGGAGATCAGTTCCTTCATCGGCCCCGGCATGAGCGACATCCAGCAGCGTGCGCTCATCTCCACCTACGGGACGCAGGGCGTGAACTCCGCTTTCCGTACCGATCCGGTACGCCGGTACTACGCCAACCTTCTCTCGCGGGGACTGATCTCGGACGGTGGCGCTCCGGTATCGAACCCATACATACTGCCCATCGAACAGCAGTATGCCTCGGCTGTCCTCGGACGCCCGATCTCCAACCCTGCGGATTCGGCCTCTGCCTATGAGTCCATCCGCGCCTTCCTGTAAGGAGGTGGTCAACATGAAGAAGAAGCCGAAAAAGGGTGGTCGCGGCTGTTAAGCTGCGATGGCCCGTAAGGGGGGATGGTCCGTCCCTCCCCCATCCCCCCTTACCACAACTTTCGGAACCGTTAGGTTCTCTCTGGGCATTCCGCCCAAAGAGGACAGTATGAGCAAGAAACTGCGACCCCTCTTCGCGAGGGTTGTGGTGCGCGCGGAGACGCTTCAGGCGTCCATCGGCACCAAATACTCGGCCCTGAACAAGATGGGCTTCGAGATCCCCAAGTCGGTCGAAGAGAAGATGATCCCCGACGAAGGCATCGTGATCTCCGTGGGCGATGCCTGCGAGGTGATGAAGGCCGGTGACCGGGTTCTCTTCGGCAAGTGGGCGGCCAAGCCCATCGCTTTCGAGCCGGGCCTGTACGTCATGCAGGAGGAAGACATCATCGGTGTCATCGAGGATGACGCCAAGGCTGTCGCCGCATGACCGAGAGGATCGGAAATCGCGTGGAGGTCACCGATGACGACGCTCCTGTTGCGCCTGCGAAGGCTCCTGTCGCGAAGACCGAAGCCGCAGCCCCCAAGGCCGCGCCGAAAGCTGTCGATCAGGAACCCGAAGAGAAGGGAACGGATTGGGTTGAGATCGAAGACCCCAAGCTGAAGGCCCGCTTCAATCGCCTCTATCGCCACACCAAGGAGGCGAACGAGCGAGCGGAGAAGACCGAGCGGCAGATATCCCTGCTTGCCGAGCAGAACACCAAGCTCCAGAAGGCCCTTGAGACCATCGCCGGGGGCATGCGGGACAAGGAGATGCAGGCTGAACTGGCGACCCTCAAGAAGGACGCCAAGGAAGCCCTCGCCACGGGCGACACGGAAGCCTTCATGGAGGCCAACGAGCGCCTTCTGGAGATGCGGCAGTCGGCCAAGAAGGAGGCCGAGCCTCCGAAGGAGCCTGACCCCGCCATCTCTCAGGTGGAAGTTCAGGTCATCAACTCGTGGCAGTCCCAGAAGGATGGAGACGGAGAGCCTCTCCGTCCGTGGGCCATGCCCAACCATCCTGAGTTCGCCGCCACGCAGGACCTCATCCAGAAGGTGGCGAAGGCAATGCCGGACGCCTCGGTGCGCGAGATCCTCCGCGAGGTGGACAAGCGCATGGAGAAGATCCTCGGGGCGGATGACGAGGAGGATGACGACCAGCCCAACCCGGTTCGCCGGGCCTTCTCTGCCCCTCGTGGCCGACCGGCACCACAAGACCGCGAACGCAACTCGCTCTCCGCACAGGAGCGGGCCGTTGCGGAGATGATGTTCATGGGTTCGCGCGGTTCTCTGGCGAAGACAGCCAAGGAAGCGCATGAACTGTATCTCAAGCAGAAGCGACTGTCCGGTAGGGCGGTTGCGGTGGAGGACTGAAATGTCGGATAGTGAACTTGGGTCTGGTTCCGGTGTGATCGCAGACTCGATGAAAGGCCGAAAGAAGACGGCGAAGAAGGGCAACCGTAGCTGGACCCCCGCCGCGCCTCTCGGCATCAAGAGCAGGGACTCGTCCAGCAGGCTTCGCTGGGTCCACGCCGAACCCGCCAACATGCTGAAGAAGCGTGCCGAAGGCTGGGAGCAGGCGGATGCTGGAGACGCTGTCCACGACCGTCCCAATGGGGTCGAGTCTGGAAAGGGAAGCCCAGCCGGTGTGCTGGAGTATCGGGACATGGTCCTGATGAAGATGCCGGAAGAGATGGCTCAGGAGCGCGAGGCGTACTACCGCAACGCATCTCAGGAGCAGCTTCAGGGTCTGAAGACAAGGACCAAGAAGGACATCCGCTCCAAGACGGGCGTCACCGTCGAGGGCGACATCACCATCGACTAACCCCTCCAGAAGGAACCCCAAATGACCGACGCTCCCTATGGCCTTCAGGCCATTCGGAACAAGGCCGCTGGCAACACCCTTCGCACGAAGCTCTATCGAGTGACTGCGTCGGGCAACACGCAGGGCCTGTTCATCAACGACCCCGTCCGATTCAACTCGGCGGGCCTCGGCGTGATCCGCCTCTCGTCCAACGCTGCCGCGAACACCCGATGCCTCGGCGTGGTCTCGGAACTGTTCGACGAGAACGGTCGCCCGCTCACGTTCAGTCAGCCGGGCCGTGGCCCCTTCCTCCCCGCCTCGACGGCTGGGTGGGCGGCGGTCTACGACAGCCAGCAGATCACGTTCATCTGTCAGGCCGACGCCTCCGCTGCGGAGACGATGGTCGGGCAGTACGTCTCGCTGACTGCGGCGACGAACGGCAACACGGCTGCGGGCACCTCGGTGATGCAGATCCGTGCGGGTTCGGCGGATACGTCCGTGAAGACCTTTCAGGTGCTGGGTCTGGCTCCGACTGAGGCTCGCGGCCTCGGCTCGGTCGCCAACAACTCGGCTTGGGGCAATGCGTACATCGACCTTGAGGTCCGCATCGCCCTCCACTCCTACACCTCGACCTGATAGGGAGGACCGCACATGACGACCGGAACTGGCAATCTCCCTGAACTCCTGTGGCCCGGCATCTCCACGATCTGGGCCGACACCTACCGCCGCTACCCGCCGCTGTGGAACCGCTTCATGATCCTGCGTCGCTCGAACAAGGCGTTCGAGAAGGAGCAGGGCGTGACGGGCTTCGGCCTCGTCGGGCAGAAGGACGATGGTGACAGCGTCCCGTATGTGGACATGCTTCAGGGCTATCAGCGCGAGTACGTCAACCTGACCTACGGGCTGGGCACGACGATCACCCGCGAACTGATGGAAGACGAGCAATACAACGTCATCAACAACGTGCCGAAGATGCTGGCTGAGTCGATGCGTCAGACGGAAGAGACCGTCTCCGCTTCGGTTTTCAACCTCGGCTTCAGCACGATGCTGACTGCGGATGGCTCGTCCTTCTTCTCCTCGACGCACCCGAATGTCCGTGGTGGCACCCAGCGGAACATCCCCGCTGTTGCCTCGGACCTGACGCAGGCGTCGCTGGAGCAGGCGTACATCGACATCCACGACTGGCGCGACGACTCCGACCTGAAGATCAACCTCATGCCCGAGAAGCTGCTGGTCGCTCCGACCAACCGCTTCGTGGCGGAGAAGATCCTCGGGACGAAGTTCGCGGTGGGTTCGGCTGACAACGACATCAATCCGATGGCGGGCCAGCTTGACCTCATCGTGAACCCGTTCCTCACGGACCCGGATGCGTGGTTCATCATCACGAACGCCAAGGCGGGCGCGACGTTCTACCGTCGCCGCAACGCCGAGATCACCCGTGACAACGAGTTCGACACGGAGATCCTCAAGACGAAGACGACCTCGCGCTTCTCGGTGGGTGTCACCGACTGGCGCTACGGCTACGCTTCGGCTGGCGCGTAAGACCGGCACATACCCGGCAAGGGAAGGGGCATCCGAGAGGGTGCCCCTTTCTCATAGGGGCCTTCCCCGTCCTTGCCCGGTAGGTAGATTGGGGACGGATCAGCAAAGGATCTCTCCATGACCCTCAAGACGCAGTTCTCCGGCCCCGTTGCCTCTGGCATCGACACGGGCAACATCCCCACGACCAACAAGGGTTTCGGTCGGTTCACCGTGTGGACCCCGCTGACGACCCTTCCGATCACGGCCCAGCCCGTCGCGGTCCTGCCCTTTGATGCGGTCCTGCATGAGATCAACATCTGGAAGACCGGGGCCTTCACGGGCGAGGCGGCCTTCAGGTTCGGCACGGCCACGGGCGGCTCGGACAACCTCGGCAGCGTCTCTATCTCGGGCAACTCGGTCTACCGGGCATTCGTCAACTCGGCCACGGCCCAGACCACCCTGCCGTTCGGCCACTCGGGCGTTTCGGCCAACCCGACCCCGATCTACTTCTCCACGGGCACGATCTCGGGCACGACGAGCGCACTCGCCTCGGCTGCCTTCGTGGAGGTCATCTACACCCGCATTTCCCTGACGGATCGCCCGGATCTTGTTGCGGCGCACAAGGGGAATGACACGACCTTTCAGGGGCCGGTTCGGTCTGGCGGCCAAGATGTCGGCATCCCGTCCCGGTCCACGGTCGGCAACCTTGTCACCATCCAGCAGGCCACGGCAGCGTCCTCGCCGGTCAGCGGTCAGGTGGTGGGGATGATCCCCTACGGCGCGTACCTCAAGGAGATCAACTTCTACTGCCGCACGGCCCCGGCTGGCGAGGCGACGGTTCGCTTTGCCATCAACGGGGAGTCGGACAACCTCGGGAGCGTCTCGGTCTCTGCCGCTGGCGTCTACTCGGTTGCCCTGACCTCTGCCGTCCGCGCCACGGTCCCGCTGGGCATCAACAGCGGCTCGGGCCAGCCGGTCAGGATGTCGGTCCTCGCGGCCTCGGGCTCCGTCGCAGCCCTTCAGGGCATGGGCGAGCTTGTCATGGTCCGCAGGGGCCAGTCGGACGGCTACCCCGGCCCCGGCCAGAAGGAGACCACGTTCCAAGGCCCCATCGCCACGGGCGTCAACAACGGCTTGTGGGGCAACGCCAAGCCCGAGATCGGGTGGGGCCGGTTCTCCAAGCTCACGACCACGATCCCCTCGACCAACGGTGTGGTTTCCGGCCTTCTCGTCGGCTACCTCCCCATCGGGGCGGCGCTGGTGGAGATCAACTACATCGCTGGCACGGCTGCCGGGGGTGAGGCGACGGTGCGGGCGGGTACGTCCCCCACGGTCTTCACCTCGGACACGCTGGGCGCGGTGTCGGTCTCTGCGGCTGGCATCTACAGCGTGATCTCCTCGACGGCAGTCCGGGCCTTCGATGACTCGGGCGTCAATCGCGCCAAGAGTGGTGCCACCGCGCAGGCCATCTACCTCAACGTCGCGGCTGCCTCTGGTAGCATCGCCACGCTGAGTGCGAACGCGGCGGTTGAGATCGTCTACACCCGCCTCGACCCCTCCACCTACGGAGTCTGACATGGCCCGCCCCAAGAACTGGACCGTGACGCTGGCTAACGCCGAGTCCACGGTCATCTACTGGCCCACCGACACTTGGGTCTCCACGCAGGAATATGCGTTCAACTTCCGGGTCATCTCGGGATCGGGTTCGTTCCTCGCGGGGTGTTCCGCCTCCTCGACCATTGACCGGGTGCTTCAAACCGGCGTCACCTCGGCCCATTGGACGGAGCGTGTGGCGTTCAGCACGGGGACTGCCGCGACCTTCTTGGGTCCGGTGTCCTGCTGGCGGCTCACGGTGCGCTCCAGCGGCGCGGCGACCTACGACCTCATGGCGATGCAGTCCGGTCCTGAGCGGGTGGCCTGATGGGCCGGTGGACTGAGCGCAATCGCTGGCGGCGGGGCCAATGGCTCGTCCGCGACGACGAGAGCGGCTTTGTCCACTACGCCGATCAGGTCGTTCGGCGCTGGGATGGGATGTACGTCCGCAAGGACCAAGACGAGCCGATTGATCCGCAATGGTTCATCACGGCTGAGTCCGACCCGACCAACGTCCCGTTCGTCCGCCCTGACCAACCGGCTGGCCCCGCCTGCAAGACCGGGCCTGCCTACGATGCGGCGAACCGACCGATCAAGAGCTTCCCCGGCTACAACCTCTATGTGGGCAGCAGCATCGGGAGCATGGAGATCGAGTGCAGCTTCATCGTGTTCCCCGACACCGGCCCCTACCCTCCACGGTGACCCATGGCACAGCAGGACAAGGCAACCCTCAAGCAGGCTTTCGAGACCGGAGACGCGCCCACGGGTAGCGACTTCGAGAACCTCATCGACAGCCAGTTGAACCTTGCCGAGACCACGGCGCAGACGATCAACGGCCCGGTCAACTTCGCGGGTGGCGTGACGTTCGCGTCGGTCTCTGCGGCTACCATCGGCGGCAGCACGGGCACCTTCGGGACCATCGCCGCTTCAGCGGGTACGTTCACTCAGGTCTCGGCCAACGGGATCTTCGGGCTTGCCAAGGCCGAGTGCTACGCCACGGGCACGGGGTTGATCTCCACGACTGCGATCAACTCCTACGTCGTTACCAACGTCGGAACTTCGGCTGAGTTCACCAACCAGTTCACGCACAACGGCTCCGGTCGCCTAACCTACACGGGCACACAGCCGAAGACCTTCATGTTCGACGTTGACTTCACGGTCAGCGGAGTGACGGCAGCCCAGAACGTCGCGGTGCGCCTTGGCAAGGACGGGACCTCTCTTGCCAAGACCACGATGGAACTGCGGATGGCAGCCTCCTCCGCCCCCTATGCGGGCCATGTTGGCGGCATCGTGACGCTGACGGCAAACTCCTACGTCGAGGTTCTCTCGACTGCCACGCTCAACGTGAGCAACATCCTCTTCGAGAAACTGAACCTCCGCGCAAGGGAGGTCTGACATGGCCTCGCCCTACCTCACGATTCTGGAGATCGTGAACGAGGTCTGCGACCGGATGAACATCCGCCGCGTGACCACGACGAACCAGAACGCATTCACGAAGAACTGCATCAACCTCCTCAACGACATCATGGAGGAGATGGCCGACTTCGGGACTTGGAACGAGTTGCAGGCATCGGCCTCGGTGACGATGGTCTGCGGGCAGTCGATCTACACCATCGACACCACGACGCTCGTCACGGCCAAGCAGTTCATCCACTCCATCCAAGAGGTCGCGGTGTCGGGTCGCGTGCCGCCGTTGGAGCCGATCTCGGACAAAAACGAGTTCCGGATGCTCAACCGCGTGAACTCCATCGGACAGCCGTCGCGCTACATCATCGAAGGAGTGGACTCGCTCGGCAATCCCCGCCTCGGCATCTTCCCGCGCCCCGGTGCGAACTACGCTGGCAACGAGGCGTTCGTGAAATTTCAAGTCCTGCCGCCGAAGTATGTGGCTGGTTCCGATGACTCGGTTGTGGTGCCGTTCCCGGGGCGAGTGATGGTTCTTGGCCTCGTCGCTGCGGCGATCCTTGACGAGAGTGCGGGTGCGGAGACGCGCCAGTATCAAGCAGCGCAGTTGAAGTACCTTGCCGCGCGCAACAATGCCCTTGGACGCCAGACCGCCAAGACGGGCGAGTATGTGCGTGTCCAGCCGGGCGTGACGACGAGGTCGTGAAGTGCCCGAGCGGTTCTACCAGATAGCGCGGCGCGGTCTCGCCACGAACTTCACCGAGACCGAGATCCCGCTCGACTACGCGCAGAGGTTCCGCAACCGCTTCATCAACGCAGCGGGTGGTGCAGAGAAGCGCCCCGGCTACGTCGCGCTCTCGGGTGCCCTGCCCACCAAGGGCATCGTCACGGGCCTGCACGAATACATCGACCGCGACGGCACGGCCACGCTGTTCGCGTCGTCCGATGGCATCGTGTTCCGCTACAACGGTTCGTCCGCGTGGACACAGGTGTGGCAGGCAACCACGGCAGCGCGGCTGCGGTCGGTCCAGTTTGATGACAAGCTCGTCTTCTTCAATGGCGTGGACCGTCAGGTCTACATCGACAGCGCGACGGCACAGTTCCAGCGGTTGCAGCCGGTCATGGAGAACGGCACTTGCGGTGCGTCCACCTCTGCAAACGCGCTGACAGACGCCGCAGTCACGGACTGGACGGCGCAGACCTTCGTGGCTCCCGGCGACATCGTGTTCAACGCCAAGCGTGGGGCATACGGCATCGTGACTGCCGTGACCTCGTCGCGGGTGAGCCACACGGCGATCTCGGGTGCGGCGCGCGGTTTCGGCTCCACCCTTGCCCCGATCTCTGGCGTCCCTGTCGGCGGCGAGCCGACCCCCGGAGACGGCTACAAGATCTACGACAGCATCGAGTTGAACGTCGTCTCCTACGATGGCGTCCTCGACAACGTCGCGACCATCGTGGGCACCAGCAGCAGCCCCACGCAGACCTACATCTCCGTCTCTGCCGACAGGGTAGCGGATTGGACCGGCACGACGATGCGCGTTGGCGATGTCGTCCACAACACGACCAAGACCGCTGGCTCCTTCGTCTCCGAGATCCTGTCCTCTGGCTTCTACGTCGCGCCCGCGATTGCCACGACCTCGGCGGGAGACTCCATCGTGTTGTACCAGTCCGCCATGCCGGTCGCGAGTTGGATTCATGTGCACTACGGGCGCGCGTGGATGATCGACTCCCGTGATCCGCGCAACGTCGTGGTTTCGGGGGCAAACGACATCCAAGACTTCACGGTGGACAGCCAGTCGCTTGAGACGCGCACGGTTTCGATTGGCAGCCAACAGCCCGGTGCCGATCCGGCGCGCACGATTGCCTCGTTCCAGACCTACCTCATCATCGGAACGGAGCGAGCGGTCTTTGCCTATCGCGGCACCGCACCGGCGGACCTTGAGCCCGCTGGCCTGTTTCCGCAGGGCGTGGTCGCGGCTGATGGGTTCGTCAACACCGGCAACGACTTGTCTTTCATCGGCTACGACGGACTGCTGTCGATTAGCCTGCTCATCAACACGAACAACCTCCAACGCTCCAACATCTCGGAGCCGATCAAGAACACTTTGCGCGCAATCATCCGCGATGTGGTGGAGAGCCCCAACCCGCAGATCCAGATCGTCAACTACCAGCGGCGCAGTTGGATCGTGATGAAGATCGCGAGCAAGCTCTACATCTACAACTACGCGAACTTCGTGCTGGATGACGGGAAGATCGTGGCCGGTGCGAGTTGGTCTGACTTCGACGGGCAGATCGGCCTCCAGAGCGTCCTCTACGTCCGGGCCAACTCCGACCTCCTTCTGGGTGGGGCGGATGGCAAGGTCTACGTCTTCGACCAGAACACCTTTACGGACGACGGGGCGTTGTACCCGACCGAATACATGCCCGGCTGGCTGAACTTTGAGGAGCCGCGCCAGAGCAACCGGATCAAGACCGGGTCCTATGTGGTGCCGAACTTCCAAGTTGGAGGGCGGGTGGTCTACGACATCGAAGCCACAGGCGACTTCAACCTCCAGTCCTACGACCTTGTGTCGGTCACGGCT